ATGAGCGGCCCCATGATGGGGCCGAAATCGGCCTCCATGTCTGCGAGGGCCATCTCCACGTCGCAGCTCTTGCTGTCCCAATCGTGGACCATGAGGCCGGTCGCCGGGCCCGTAGGAATGCCCACGAGCGCGTCGGGCCACCACTCCCACCACTGGGCGATTTTGATGGGGTCGGTCGTGGCGTCCTTGAACCCGTGGCGCGTGAATGGGCGCTTGCGCTCCTCCCCGAAGCGTTCCGGCTTGCACGGGAACACGGGCAGGCCGCGCCGCGCGTATTCCAACGCAAGCGCCTTCGGGTCGGACGGCAGGCCCGCGAAGATGCCCATGGTCAAGCGATAGCCTCGAAGAGAGTTGCGGTGTTGGCTTGCTCAGCTTCGGCCAAGAAACGCACGGCCTGATTGAAGTAGCCGGGCTTCAATTCCGTGCCGATGAACTTGCGCCCGGTTCGGATTGCAGAAACGCCCTCCGATCCAATGCCCATGAAGGGCGAGAACACCACGTCTCCGGGATTGGTCCAAAGGCGGATGCATCGCTCAATCAGGGGCAGTTGGAGCGGGCAAAGGTGGCGCTCGTCTTTGTCCTCACGCGCCACACGGGCGTTCAACACATCCGTCTGGTTGATATCCATCCAGACGGGCGACGCCCATTGCTGCCACATGTCCACCGGGAACTGCTTGGCGTCCTGGCCGACGCGATCAACCTTGGTTTCGTCCTCAGGCGTCTTGCGGAACACGAGCACGTAGTCCGGCATTCCCTGACGGTTGCGCGTCGCGTCCGTCTGGATTTGCTTGTAGAGAAGCCCCAACGCCTTGGTGCGCTGCATCTCCACGACGGGGTCTTTCCACACCGTGATGCGGGAATGGTACGTCCAGCCGGCGCGCTCGTGCGCTTCGCGGATATCGGCGGGGAAGTCATAGAGCCCCACGACGCCATGCATGGACTTGGTGCGCGGAAGGTCGGAGCAATGCACCGCCACAAGCCGGCCCGGCTTGGTGACGCGATACAGCTCGCGCGCAACGTGCTCGTAAAGCGCCTTGAACTCCGCTTCATCCGAGACGTTGCCCATGTCGCGCGGGCTGTCCGAATACACGAACAGATGCGCGAACGGCGGCGAGAACACGGAGAAGCCGATTGTGTCGGACGGCATGGCGGACAGCACGTCCACGCAGTCTGCGTTATACGCCGTCCAGTTGGCGCCATGCTTTTGGTCGATCACGTGTGTCATGCTGCACCCAGGAATGAAGGCCAGCGGATCGGCTGGCGCGGTTGATAGTCGCCATGCGCCACGAGGTTCGCGGCGCGGCGCATGGCCAAGGTCATCTGCTCTTTCATGGCGTCGTGATCGCCGGCCTTGCGGGACACGACTTCCCAGATGGCGCGCTCAGTGTCGGCCATCGCCACATGAACTTTGACGGGGCGCGTCTGGCCGAAGCGCCAGCACCGGCGAACGGCCTGATAAAACGCCTCATAGGAGAACGAGAGGCCAATGAAGGCGACGCGGGCGCAATGCTGCCAGTTGAGGCCCCATCCGCACACGGACGGCTTGCTCACGAGCACGCGCACGCGGCCGTCGGCAAAGGCTGCAAGGCGTTCTTCCTTGTCGTCAGCCTTCATGGAGCCGCGTACTTCAACGGCGCCTGAAAGGCGCGCCATAAGCGCGTCAGCCTCATAGTCCGTCTCGCACCAGACGATCCACGGTTCGCCGGGCTCGGCGGCGACAAGGCGCGCGATTACGTCGGCGCGGGCCTCGACCGTCAGCCGCTTCTCTTTGTGGATTGACGTAGCGGACGTTTCCGGGATGCGGAACAGTCGCGCTTGGCCGTCCTTTTCCGCTCCGGTGTCAATCGAGCGGTCCGCCGCGATCTCGTGCTTGACTAGATCGAGCGGCGGCAGGTCATAACCGTCATCGCTCAAGCCGATATCGGACGGCTTGGAGATGCAGCGCGCCCACGAGGCCACCCAGGACCAGAAGTCTTCAACCGCGTGGCCCTTCATGCGCCACGTTCCGGTGTCGGCGCTGTCGTGGATGAACCATCGGTTCAGCATCATTGTCTGGCGCATGACGCCCAAGAACTCGGAGTGCTGGCCCAGCTCCATGTGATCGTTGGGCGCGGGCGTCGCGGTACAGGCCAGCCGGTACGGCGTGCGCGCGAACGACTGAATGAGCGCCTTGGAGGTCTGGCCCGAAAAGCTCTTGATGATGGAACTTTCGTCTAGGATCACGCCGGCAAAGTCGTCAGCGTCGAAACGGTCAAGCCGATCGTAGTTCGTGACGTAGATGCGCGCGCCGCTGATCTCGGCGGCTTCGCGGACCTTGCGCGCGTCAATGCCAAACTTGCCCGCCTCGCGCTCGTGCTGCGCAGCAACGGCCAAAGGCGCAAGCATCAACACGGGTCGGTTCGTGCGCTCCACGACCTGACGCCCCCAATCGAGCGCGCAAAGCGTCTTGCCCAAGCCCGTATCAAGGAACAGCGCCGCCGACCCTTGGCGGACAGCGAAGTCCACGCAGTGCTCTTGATGCGGCTTCAACGCGGGATGAAGCGAACGCGGCTCAAATCCACGCGGTGCAAACGCAACGCGCTTTTGCGCGACAAGATCGATATAATGGGGGTTGCTCATGCCGCCTGCCCCTTCTCTTTCGCTGGAGCCGAATACAGAGCGCGGTGATCGGCGCAGTACGGGCTATCCTCATCCCGCCACTGGCCGCAGCACTTCTGAGCAAAGCGCGTGTCGTCCACGATCGCGCGGCATTGGAAGCGCTGCACTTCGAGGAACGGGACGTTGAGCGTTTCGATCTGCTCGGCGCGCAACGCCGCCTTGCGCGGGTTGATGGTCGGCGCCCGGACGCGGGCCGCAGCGACGGGCGTATAGATGACCTTGCGCGGCTTGCGGCCCGTGCGCGCGTTGCGAACGCGTCCGAAGGCGTTGGTGCGGTTCGAGTTGTACTCGATGCGCATCGGCAGGTTGAGGCGATGCACGCGGCCGATACAGGCGTTCCGGGAGCGGCCGGTTTCAAGCGCCTTTGCGATTTGAGAAGCGCTTGCGCCCTCGCGCCACATGCGCGCCAGGATAGCGTCTTCCTCGTCCGTCCACGGCGTATTGCTGAGCCTGGGCATGTGACTGCTCCCCCATCATTGATTTGAGTTCGGACAATTCGGCCTCCGCTCTCTCGAGCGACTTGCGCCAGCGCGGGGCCATCTCGCCGTCCGGATCGTTCGCCAGGCTCTCGCGGAGCCCGTTGATCCAGAATTCCAGCGAATGGCGCGTGTAGGAGCGGGGCAGGCTCATGCGGCGCCCCGTGGCAACAGGTCGTCCACCTGAAGGCCCGTCACGTCCCTGATGCGGAGCGCCAGTTCGCGGCTAACCCACTGCTCTCCCCGCTCAAGGCGCGAGATCGTTGCGGGGGTCGTCTGGAGAAGCGCGGCAACCTCATCGAGCGTGCGGTCGCCGCGCCATGCGCGAAGCGCGCTGGGGCTGTCGTTTGTCATGCCCACGAAGTTACATTACATGTAAGTTCGCGCAAGAGGCAATTTGCGTGCGGCGGAAGGCGCACGGTTACGCAATGTGTAACAATCGCTTCATGGTTAAGCGCGTGAAGAATCGGCTTAAGCGGCCAATACCGCCGAACCACATCAAGGCGTGGCGCGACTATCGCGGCTACACGCAGGAAGACATGGTCGATCGTTTCTTGACGATGTTTGAAGTTGAAACGACGGTTGCTTCAGTTTCCCGATATGAAGCCTCGAAACAACCTGTTGACATCGACATGCTGAATATGTTCGCCGAAATCTTGATGACGTCGCCAACTGCTCTTATGTCGCGTCCGCCCGGCGTCGAAGCTGGGATAGAGGAAGTCTGGTCGAGCGTCCCTGACGCCGACAAGCCGCAGGCCATGCTCGTCCTAAAAACCTTTGCGCGGTCGAAAGTTGCAAACGGCTGACGCGCCGATTTACGGCTGATGTAATTTTGCGCTTGACCGCCTCTTACATGCCATGCAAGTCTTGCGGGCATGAACACCCCACTCACCCCCGCCGACCTGGACCTCGCGCACGACGCTGAGTTCCACCTTTACGGCGCTGAAACTGCCCTGATCGCCGCGATCCGCGCGCTTGAGCAGTCGCCCGATTTCGATCCCGACAACACGACGCGCAGCGCGCTGCGGCAGGCCATGGAGGCGATCCGTGGAGCTGCCTAAGCCGCCGCCTGCGCGCCTGTCCTCGTCCGCCGCCAAAAAGGCCGGCGAGTGGGATCGCATTACCCGCGAGATCCGCGCCTGCCGCTCGCACGACGAGCTGGCGCAGTGGTGGGAAACCAATCGCGAGACTTTCGACATTCTCCCCGCCGCGTGGCTCGACGGGATCGAGAACGCTGTGACGCTCCGCGCTGAACAGCTCGCCGGCCACCTCACATTGAAGGACTGACTCAGATGCATCTTCCCAAACCCACGCAAGGCGGCGGCGACTTTGAACCGGCCCCGGAAGGTCTGCACCCCGCCGTGTGCGTCGCCGTGATCGACTTGGGCACGCAAGAGCGGATCAACAGCTTCAAGGGCGGCATCACTGAGAAGCGCCGCGAGATCATGATCCGTTGGGAACTCGACACCGAAACGCCGATGGCGGACGGTCGCCCCTTCATCATCTCGCGCCGCTACCCGTTTTCCATGCACGAGAAGGCCAAGCTGCGCGAACACCTCGAAGGCTGGCGCGG